GCGCTTAAGCATCTAGCTTACCCCCCGCCCTGTTCTGCGATAGCTTGGCGTCGTTCGATTGCTGGGCAAGGTGCGCTTTGTGGTCGTTCATTTGCACTTCCATCGCCATGCGCTGCTCGGCTAGGTTCTGCTCCATCACAAGCCTTGCCTCGGCCAATTCAGCTTCATGCCGCGCTTTGGCCGTCGCCAGTTCCGCGTCATGCTCGGCCTGTTCCCTGGACAACTGCTGCTTGGCCTCGCCCTCGGCCCGCATGATGTCCAAACGGGTTGTGGCCAATTGCTGTTCGCCCATCGCCTTGGCCTGCGAAAGCTGCTGCTCGCCTTGGAGCTTGGCCTGCTGCATCTGCATTTCAGCCTGTAACTGCTGCTGCGCCGGGTCAACCTTTTCGGGCTTTTCCTTCGGTTGGCCGGTTTCGGGGTCAATCTCAGGCGGCGCGTCCGGGTCGGTCCAGTAATCGTCGCCCTGCCCGATGCCCATGTCCCTAACCAGCCCGTCGATCATCTTGAAGCGGTGCTTAGGCTCAACATCGCCGATCTGCGTTCCCTCGGCCATCAACTGCGCCAAGGCCATGCGGGCCTGAATGCGCTTGTCCTTTGAATTAGACCCCAGCCCAACGCGCACGATCATGTTGACCTCTTCGGGCCACTGCGACGGGTCAACGGTCTTGTATTGCCCGTCCACCTTGACCTTGAACGGCTCGCCCTCGGCCCGCATCAAGCGATACTTTTTCAGGAACAGGCGGCTCAATGTCTCGGCAAGGTTCCGCGCGATAAACTCTTCCTGCTGCTGACCTTGGCTTTGCAACAGCGCCGTTCCGGTCGCGGTCTTGTTCAATGCGTCCGCATCAAGCCCCTGGTTCAACCTTGTGATGCCCGTGCGGCTTTCGCGCTCGCCAACCAGCCATGCCATGACCTCTAGCGACTTGCCGACATCAAAGCTGTGCTGCATCGGCCGCACCGTCTCCGCCCCGCCCGGCGCGCGGATCGGGCTTCCGGGGATCGGGTTTAGAATATCCTGATACGTAGTCGCATCCGCCCGCTGGCTGTCAACAATCGGGCGCGGCATGTTGCTCAAAGCAAGCCCGTCGTTCAACTGCCGCGCCACGAACGAGCGGTTCAACTGAATATCAAGCACCTTGTCCGCCAAGCTATACCCTACCAGCCTATGCGGGCGCGGGAACGGGCAGAACACGCTAAACGGCTGGTCCTCCACCGTCTCAATCGATGGCTTGCCCGTCTCGGCGTCAACCAGAATCTGGTTATCGACGCGATAGACCTTGACCCGTTCGGCGATGCCGTCCCCGTCCATGTCAATCCGCGCATATTCTTCGCACAGCAGCACCCTTTCCAAAGCCGTGCTGCTTTCCTCATCCAGGGTCTGGTCAAGCCTGCCGTTCTCCGCGTAGCTGACTATCGCCGAATAGCCGGGCAGGCTGTAAACTTGGTCCCGGTCGAAGCCCATCTCCACTAGGTCGCTACGGGTCTTTTCCGGGTCCGCATGGCACAGATAGTCCGCGTCGTCCTCATGCCGCGCCTTGGGGCTGAACCTGAAACTCGCAGGCGCAATCGCAAAGTCGGTGAACCGCTTTTCAGTCTTTGTGCGCTTGACCGTTACCTCGCCGTCTTCGCTGACATCTTCGACCTCGATCCCTTCAAGGTCCATGCCCTGCATGTCGGCAATGGTTTCCGCGTCAATCCGCACCCGCTCGCGGCTGACCGTCTCGACCGTCTCGTAACAGGTCTTGAAAATGCCGATCTTGCGCAGCAGCCCGTCAACGCAGCCGTCGTGTAGAATCCGGTAGCCGTCCTGCTGGCGCATGAAGCTGTAGTTGATCGCCGCCGTGGCTTCCTCCGCCCCCGCTTCGTCGCCTTCATCGGTGGCTTCAAATTCAACCGTGCGCTCGCCGCTGACGAACGTCCGCAGCACACTTGCCGCCATGTAGTCGATTGTCTCCTGAACGTCCGGCAGGACAACCTGCGAACGCCCTTCAACCTCGTTGCCGAACGGCAGGCCTTCGTAATACTGGAATGCCTGCAATTCCAACTGCGCCAGAATATCGCGGTAGCTGTCCGCCGCCGCATATTCGCGCTGGAGGATCGCCGCTAGGGCCTCAGGTTCCATCGGGGCTTCATTCATACCATACCCCTTGTGAGGTTAGAGAAGTCGAGCTTCGCAGCGGCCTTCGGTTCTTCGTAACTCAATGCCATTAATCCAAATGCGTCCGCGCCGTGGCTTGACCAGTCATGGTCCGGCCCTTGTCCTACGTTTCGCAAATCATCCCGCTTTTCGTGATACCAGCCCAAAGCCTCTAGCCCAGCCGCGCATTTGGTCTTGTGAAACCGCATCGACGGGAACAGCCTGCGGGCCGCGTCAACCCGGATCAACTTGGCCCCGATCTGGTTAGGGTAAACGTCAACGTCGAAACCCGCTTCCCTAAGCGCGCTGGCATAGGTCACACGCTGCACCTTGTCATGCTGCGCGCCGTCATGCGGCAACATGATCCTCGCGCGCTCATAGCCGCTCTGGCGCAACCAGTGGACGTGTTCGCTAAGCTCCTGCCCGACCGCCTCATAATAATCCAGCACCCGGATCGACGTGCCGATAAACTGTGCAATCCAAATCGCGCAAGCATCGGCCTTCTGCCCCGTCCCGCCGATGTCGAATATCGCCCGCACCGTCATAAGCGGGTCTGCGCTCAATTCATCCGTTATCCGCCCCTCCGCCTTGGCCTGCGTCAATGCCTTGGCATAATACGCGCCCTCGGCAAACGTGATGTAGTCGCCTTCCCAGATATGCTCATACTGGTCCGGCTGCATCCTAAGGCAGTCAATCCGTTCCTGTTCAAGTTCATCGGTGAACCACGGGTTATCGCGCCAGTTGGCCTGCACCACCACAGCGCCGGTCGGTAATTCCGCGCCCCTTAGCATCACGTCAACCGGATCAGTTCGCCGCCGCGCGTTCCAGCTCGCCCATATCTCTGAGCCTGTGGCCCGGATCGTCGGGCGCAGCAGCGTCAAACTGGTTGCGCTGATGGTCTGCGCTTCTTCCATCCATGCGCGCTTGAAGCCTTCCAGCGACTTGATGCTTTCCGCCGTGTGGTCCTGCAAGCCCTGAAACGTGATAACCCCGTCGCCCGGCGTCTTGATTAAATCCTGGTAAACCTTGAAGCCGTCCGCTTCGCCTAGCCGCAAATCGACCAGCTTGCTTTCAATCAGCCGCTTGCTCGAATCCTTGAGCGACTTTTGAACCTCACGAAGGCAGACACTCAATAGGCCGCGCTCATACAGGCTGTCGTCAATCAGCTTCTCGGCGAAGAAGTGCGACTTGCCGCTACCCCGTCCGCCCCAAGCTCCCTTGTATCGTGCTGGCGCGAGCAGCGGCTCGAATACCGCCGCCGTCTTAATTTCCAGAACGGTCATGCGTGATCGCAAGCGGGCTAATTATGTGCCGCCTGATTTCATGGATGATCGGCGCGCCCTGATCGCCAGCAACTTGGAGCGGCAGGAGCTTGGGATAAATGCTCGACCAGAACGCGCGTTCATTCAGCACGTCCTCTTTCGCCCATGCTACCAGTCGATTTGTCCCGCCTAGCTGTTCCGCAGCGTCAGCGATTGCATCCTTGGCCGCTTTGGTCGTTTTGTTCTGCGATCCCTTCGGCCTTCCGGGGCCGGGATTTCCCGCCGTTATTTTATTTGATGGACCTTGGCCCATATCGCCTCGCTTCCCGGCTTCGTTTCCGATGGGCCGTCATTGCTTGGATTATGCCCGCCGCTTGCACTCTGTGTTTGTGTGTAACGTCAGGTGAAGGGCGGGCTGGCCTTGTGGCCGTGGGGTTGCTGCGGCGGGTCGGTTGTTTCTACGGGCGGACCTCAGCCAGGCCTAGCAGTCGGTCTCTTGCGGATAGCCCCTGCGATGCAGTCCAACCTATCCTGTCACTTACCCGCCGCCGCAGCAATCTCGTTTGGCGCAATTCGCCATGTTGGCGTGATAAGCGCATAAGTCGGTAAAGTTGTCAAGGGGCCGCCAAGGAAGATGCCAGCCAAACTACCGCAGCGATGCTTGCGAAATAGAACACCGCGATGCTTGCGAAATAGAGCACCGCGAAAATCAGTTCGCCCGCTGTCACAGGCTGCTTGTTCATCCTAAGCCCCTATCGCCGCAGCCAGCCGTTCGCCAGCCATCTGAATATCCATCATGCTTGTTTCGGCCCATATCCGCTTTGGCGAGCCGTCTGCATTGGTC